GACGCCCCGGAGGTGCGTCGGCTGGCACGTGCAACGGGCCTGGACCGCGACCAGGTCTACGGCAAGCTGTTTCGCCTGTGGAGCTGGGCGGACCGCCACGGGGCCAACGGCGTGATCGACGCCGAAATGGAAGACCTGGACGACCAGGTTGGGCACGATGGGTTCGGTGCGGCGCTTGTTAGCGTCGGCTGGCTTGACCACCAGGACGGCGGAATTGTGATTCCGCACTGGGATCGACACAACTCAGACAGTGCGAAAGTGCGGGCTTTAGGCAAAAACAGGGCCGAAAAGCACCGCGACACGGAACGTAACGCTACCAGCGTTACGCACCCGCCAGACGGCGTAACGCAAGGCGCGTTACCAGAGAAGAGGAGAGAAGAAATTCATCCTCCTCCTCCGCGCGTGGATGTTTCGGAATCGGCAGCAGTGCTGCGTGCCGCATGGGCGAAGGCGGCCAAGGCTGGCCAAGTAAAGCCGTTTCGGGCTAAGGCCCTGCCGCCGGCGGCGGCGGGCCGGCTGGCGGAAGCTGGCTGGCTAGACGACGCCTTGGCGGCGATTGACCACCTGCCGCGGTGCAAGTTTTTCAAATCGCCAGTGACGCTTCACCAGCTGGTCGGCGAAGGATTCGTGCAGCGCGTCCTGGGTGGCCAGTACGACGAACCCAAGCAGGCACCGCAGGCACCTTTTCAGGCCGGCGTGCCAGACCGCCTGCCACCGCGTGAATGGTCTGGCGATGATCAGGACAGATTTGAGGCGACCAGGCGGGCGCTGGCAGCGAAGTTGCAGGAGGCAAGCTGATGTTTTCCGATCGGGTGCGTGAACTGGCAAACGATCAACGATTTGTCGATTCGTACAAAGCAGGCGAAACATACGCGTCTATGACGAAACGTTTTGCGGCCAGCAGTTCTACGATTCGCAGTGCAGCACAGTGTGCCGGCTTGGAGTCGCGATCGGAACGCGACGACGAGAAGGCGCCTACGCCGGAAGACGCTGAAGCAAGCTTGGCCGGGCTGGCGTTAGCGCCTGCGGTGTTTGCAGCCGCGGAACAGTTTCGCGAACGACACGAACGCCGTCGGCAAGAACAAACAGACGAAGCGCTGTACCACAAGCGGTGGCGGCTTGAGAACAGGAGGCCACGTGGGCGGCAAAGCCAGCAGAGATAAGGGCAAGCGTGGCGAACGTGAAGCGGCACGAGAACTAGGCGAGGTGCTAGGCGTGGCCGCGCGTCGTGGCGTGCAGTACCAGGGCGGTCCTGGGTCGCCCGACGTGGTGCTGGAAGGCGTGCCGATTCACGTAGAGGCCAAGCGTGTCGAACGCTTGCAGCTGTGGGCCGCGATCGAACAAGCCAAGGCGGACGCACCAGCCGGTGCGGTGCCGATCGTGTGGCATCGGCCTAACGGACGCGACAGCGTGGTGATCGTGGAGACGTCCCGGCTGGCTGAGCTGGCCCGCGTGGTCGCGGGTCCTTCCGGCGGCGGCTGAGGTCCGGCGACGTCGCGAGCGGGCAACCTTTTGAACACAGTTTTTCCCCGTGCTAGGCGCGTGTTTTGGGAGTCACCAGCACACAGACTACGTCAGCCTACGAGCGGCAACGCGAACGGTCGGCAGACGCCAAACGTGTTTCGTCGACAAAGGCCCGCGACATTGGCGATCTTCCGGCAGTCGCAGATCCGGCTAGGCGTGACACCTGCCGTGAGTCTTTCAAGCTGTTCTGTGAAACTTACCTGGCTGAGTTGTTTCCGTTGGCGTGGTCGCCGGATCACCTAACTGCAATCAGCAAAATCGAAGCTGCCGTGTTACGCGGCGAGCTGTTCGCGTTTGCCATGCCGCGCGGCAGCGGAAAAACAACTCTTTCGGAAGCTGCCTGCCTGTGGGCCATGCTGTACGGCCATCGGCAGTTTGTTGTTCTGATTGGTGCAGACCAGACAATTGCCGCGGCAATGTGTGATTCGCTGAAAGGTCAGATCGAAAACAACGACGCGTTGTTGGATGACTTCCCTGAAGCGTGCTACCCGGTGCGGTGCCTGGATCGAATAAGCCAGCGTGCCAAGGGCCAAACGTACAAAGGCAAGGCGACAGCTATGGCCTGGGCTGCGGACCAGATCACGCTGCCATGGATCGACGGCAGCGTTTCCGCCGGCGCGTGCGTTCGCGTTGCCGGCATCACCGGCCGCATCCGCGGCATGAAGCACACCCGGCCCGACGGTACCTCGATCCGCCCTTCCCTAGTGCTAATCGACGATCCGCAGACCGACGAATCAGCCGCCAGCCCGTCGCAGTGTGCCACGCGTGAGAAGATCCTATCCGGTGCAATCCTTGGCTTGGCTGGTCCTGGCACGCGGATTGCCGGCCTCTGCACCATCACGGTCATCCGCACTGACGACCTGGCCGACCGCTTGTTGGACCGCACCCGGCATCCGGCGTGGCAAGGCGAACGCTCGCAGCTGGTCTACGAATGGCCAGAGGCTGAAGACTTGTGGCTGGAATACGGTGAGCTGCGACGCAGCGGCCAGCGAAACGGCACCGGCACCGCGTCGGCGGATGACTTCTACCGCGAACGGCGTGACGCAATGGACGCCGGCAGCCGAGTAGCGTGGCCCGAGCGGCGAAACGACGACGAGCTGTCCGCGATTCAGCACGCGTGGAACTTGCGGATCGACCGCGGCGACTCCGCATATTTTGCGGAGTACCAAAATCAGCCGCTGTCGGAACACGTGGACAGCGACAAGCTGGACAAGCGGCAGTTGTCCACGCGTGTGACCAATGTGACGCGCTTCACCGTGCCGGCCGGCCACCACCGACTGACGGCGTTTGTGGACGTGCAGGACCGTGTGCTGTTCTGGCTGGTGGCCAGCTGGTCGGAACAGTTTGGCGGCAGCGTTGTTGGCTACGGCGTTTACCCGGACCAGGGCGTCAGTTTCTTTGAAGCCGGCAGTGCCAAACGCACGTTGGCAAAGGCGTCGCCGGGCGTCGGGTTTGAAGGTTCGTTGTCCAACGGCCTAAAGCAGGTGACTGAGATGCTGCTGTCGCGTGACTTTGAGCGCGAAGACGGCACAGTGATGCGGGTGACGCAGATGATGGTCGACGCAAACTGGGGCAAATCGACGCAGACGGTCCGCACGTTCTGCCGGCGGTCGCCGTTTGCGGCGTCGCTGTTGCCAAGCCACGGCCGCGGCATCGGTGCGTCGGGCACACCCCTGAGTGACAAGCACCGCACCCGCGGCGACCGCATCGGCCTGAACTGGCGAATCAACACTGTCCAAAAGCAGCGTTCGTGCACCTACGATACCAACTTTTGGAAAACGTTCGTGGCCGCCCGGCTGCGGCTGCCGACCGGCGACCCAGAGGCGATTACATTCCACGCCGGCGAACACGACTTGCTGTTTGACCACCTGACAAACGAATACCCGGTGCGTGCCGAGGCCCGCGGGCGCGTAGTCGACGAATGGAAACTGTCCGGCACACGTTTTGAAAACCACTGGTGGGACTGCCTAGTCGGCGCCGCGGTTGCGGCCAGCATCCTAGGCGTTGAGCCGCCGGCCACCGACATACAAACCAGGCAGCGCAAGAAGGTGGCTATCCCTGCCGGCACCGACGGCAAGCGGCGGATCACTGTGACGCGTCGAATTGCGTAGCCACACCCCCTGACGTGATTTTCGCTTGCGGCTGTACCGTCTGACTATGCCAGACGAAATCCGCGACAAGATCAGCGAAAACGCACAGGGACCGCGCAGGGTTCGCACCGACGCCGGCGAAGTGGAAGCGCAGTCACTGCGTGACCAGATCGACGCCGACAAGTACCTCGCCGGCAAAGACGCTGTGACGGCCGCGGCCAACCGCACGCGACGCGGCCTGCGATTTAACAAGCTGATTCCACCGGGAAGCCTGTCCTAGTGTTTGGACTGTTCCAAAAGCCGCAACCGAAAACGGCCGCACCGCCGACGCGTGTGCGTGGCCGTTTCGACGCTGCAGAGCTGGGTGACGATCGCCGGCACTGGGCCAACGCCGACGCACTCAGTGCCGACGCTGCACTGGCACCGGAAAAGCGCCGCGTGATGCGGAATCGGGCGCGATACGAACGAAACAACAACAGCTACTTGGCCGGCATCTCGGCGACGCTGGCTGGCGACCTGATCGGCACCGGCCCGCGGCTGCAGCTAGACACCGGAGACGTGGTCACCGATCGTGAAATCGCCCGTGCGTGGTTTGACTGGTCCTGGGAAGTTGATTTGCCAGGCAAGCTGCGGACGATGCGCGAAAGCCTGGTGACCGACGGCGAAGCCTTTGGCCTGCTGATCAGCAATCCGCGGCTGCCGCTAGTGCAGCTGGACCTGCGGCTGGTAGAGGCCGAAATGGTCGCCACGCCGACTGAGCTGATGAGCCAGACAGTGTCGATCGACGGCAGCACCGTCGACGGCGTGGAGTTCGACAGCGTCGGCAACGTGGTGGCCTACCAGCTGCTGAAGTACCACCCAGGCAGCAACTACCGCATTAACAATTTGCAGTTTCAAAGGGTGCCGGCTAGCCAAATGGTGCACTGGTTCCGCCAGGTGCGGCCGGGCCAGCACCGTGGCATCCCCGAGGTCGCGCCTGCCTTGCGGCTGTTCGCCCAGCTGCGTCGGTACACCGAAGCGGTGATCGCGGCCGCGGAGACTGCCGCAGACTTCGCAGCGTTTATTCACAGCAACAGCCCGGCCGCGGAGGTGGACGAAGTTGACGCCTTTGCGTCGATGGAAATCGAAAAGCGGTCGCTGGTTACGTTGCCGGAAGGCTGGGACGTGTCCCAACTGCGTGCAGAGCAGCCAACCAGCACCTACGCGATGTTCAAACGTGAGATTGTCAACGAAATCGCACGCTGTATGCAGCTCCCGTACAACGTCGCGGCGTTGGATTCGTCCTCCTACAACTACGCGTCGGGCCGCATGGACCACCAGGTCTACGGCATGACGCGGCGTGTTTACCGCGATGAGCTAGAGCGCGTTTGCCTGGACCGCCTGCTGGCAGCGTGGGTAAACGAGGCCAGCCTGGTCGGCATCATTTCTGAAAACGCCACGCCCTTTTCCGAATGGAACTGGTCCTGGGTGTGGGACGGCCTTGACCACGTTGACCCAGCCAAGGAAGCCAACGCCACAGAAACGCGGCTGCGGACGATGACCACCACGCTGGCCAGCGAATACGCACGACAAGGCAAGCAGTGGGACGTTGAGCTGCGGCAGATCGCCGCGGAACGTTCACTGATGGCGGAACTGGGCCTGCAAGCCGCGGAAGCGCCTGCGGACCCGCAGCCGTTGGAGGAGGTCGCCGATGGATGACTGGAGCGACTTTGACGACGACGGCGAAGGACTACTGATCGACCTGACGGAGCTGTGAAATGAGTTCAGTGAAACTACAAAGCCACGTTGAGTTTCTTGCGGCGGAATCGTCGGAAGAGGACAAGCGTGCCCGATTCAAGATCGTGGCTTACACCGGCGCACCGATCCGCCAGGCGTGGAGCCGCGAGCCAGTCGTGATCGACATGGCCGGCATGACGCTGCCAGACACCGTCCCTGTGGTCATCGGCCACAACTACGACCTTGGCAGCATCCTTGGCCAAGGCACGCCGCGAGTCGTCGACGGCCAGCTGGTCGTCGAAGGCGAAATCATGGCTGACAGCGACGCATCGCGTCAGGTCATGGCCCTGGCGTCCGCCGGCTACCAGTGGCAGGCCAGCGTCGGCGCCGACGTGGCTAGGTCGACGCGTTTTTCTGGCGACCAGTCCACCACCGTAAACGGACAGACCGTTTCAGGTCCTGTTCGAGTCGTACGCGCCTCCACGCTGCGGGAGACGTCATTCGTGACCCTTGGGGCCGACCGCAGCACGGCCGTTTCCATTGCGGCTGAACAAGCCGACACCACCACGGAGGTTGAAATGGCCGAACACGCCAACGACACCACCACCGAAGAGGTCAAGGCCGCGACGGTGGTGACTGCTGATGATCCGAAGCCGATTGTGGCTGAGTCGCCGAAGGTCGAAATCGACTACGACAAGCTGGCTGCCAAAATCGTTGAGAAGAAGGCAGCCAAAGACGCTGAGCAGCTGGAAGAGGTTCGTGCCAGCCGGGCACCTGCGGTGCACGTGCACGAAGCACCGGCCCTGGATGAAAACGTGATTCAGGCAAGCTGGTGCCTGCAGGGCAATCTGCCAGGCGTTGATAAGAAGTTTGACGAACGCACCCTGGAGGCGGCCCACCGCGTGCAGCGGCACACGTCGCTGGGTGAAGTGTTCCTGCAGGCTGCTGAGGCCGGCGGCTACGACGGTCCGCGGCGGATCACGTCGTCAACGTTGCAGCCGATTCTCAAGGCTGCGTTTGCCGTGCACTCGATCAGCGGTCTGCTGTCTAGCACGGTCAACAAGTTTCTGCTGGCCGGTTTCGACGGCGTCGAACAAGCCTGGCGGCAGATTTCGGCCGTTCGCAGCGTCAACGACTTCAAGACCATGACCAGCTACCGCCTCAACGGTGGCTTCAAGTTCGAGAAGGTCAGCAACGGCGGCGAGCTGCAAAACGCTGGTGCCAGCGATGAAAGCCGAACGATTTCGGCCGACACCTACGGCATCATGACTTCCGTGACTCGCACCGACCTGATCAACGATGACCTGGGCGCACTGACGGCAGTGCCGCAGCGAATCGGCCGCGGCGGTGCTTTGAAGCTGAACGACGTTTTCTGGGCAGAGTTCAACGACGACTCGTCGTTTTTCACCACGGCCCGCGGAAACAAGAAGACGTCAGCCGGTGCACTGTCGATCGCGAACCTCAAGGCGATCGCCACGCTGTTCCGAAAATTGACCGACCCAGACGGCAATCCTGTTGCTGTCATGCCGCGGATCCTGCTTGTGCCAGCCGATCTGGAACTGGATGCCGCTGAGATCATGGGCAGCAGCCTGATCCAAAGCGGTGCGACGGGTGGCCAGCCGGAACGCAATGTCTTGGCTGGACGCTACGAGGTGGTCAGTTCGACCTACCTCAGCAGCGTGGACGACTACTTCCTGCTGGCCAGCCCTGCTGACTTGCCAGTGATGGAAGTTGCGTTCCTCAACGGCGTGCAGTCCCCGATTGTTGAAACGGCCGAGGCCGACTTCAACACTCTGGGCGTCAAGATGCGTGGTTACTTCGACTTTGGCTGTGCCAAGGCGGAATACCTGGCCGGCGTCAAGGCCGACAAGGCGTAAGAAAATCCGGCCGGCCTGGGTCGCCAAGCCGGCCGGCCTGTTACTCCAACCAAAGAAACGAGGTGATCTAAAATGGCCGCATTTGTTCAAGATGGCGACATTCTCAACCACACGCCTGGATCGGCTGTGGCTGCTGGTGATGTCGTTGTGATTGGTTCGATCGTTGGCGTGGCCACCCAGGCCATCGCAGCCAACGCACAGGGTGCCGTGACCGTAGAAGGCGTCTTCGCGATGCCAAAGCCTGACGCCGGCAGCAACTCGGAAACGATTTCCGCAGGTGCCAAGGTGTACTACTACGCCACCAGCGGCATCGCCAACACGACCACGGGTGTCGTCGCTGGCTACGCAGCTGCTGAGGCTGTCACGGGTTCGTCGACGGTCGACGTTCTTTTGTCGCGTGCGTGATTTCTGTTGCAACCCACCGGCTGGCTGCGTTCGCTACCCGCGCCGCCGGCTGGGCTGCAATAGCGGGAGGCTATCGTGGCTGACATGCTGGCTGTTGGATCTGCGTGGCTGACTGACCAGCTGAAATCAGCGGCTGGCACCACGGTTTCGTATGTCCGCGGCGGCAACACGGCAACAATGACAGCCACAATCGGCCGCAGCCTGTTTGAATCGACCAACACGTCTGGCGTCATTGAGCAGTGGGAAAGCCGCGACTACGTGGTAAAGACTGACGAGCTGCCATACGGTGAGCCGCAGCGCGGCGACCGCATCTATGAGCAGTTTGGCACGGTCGCCAACGTCTACGAGGTGGTGACGCCACGTGGCGTTCCGCTGTTTCGCTACGGCGATGCGTTTCAAAGCTGCGTCAGAATCCACACCAAGCGTGT